ACTGACATTGAGAGCTACAAGATGTTAGAGTGGTATCTTCTGGAGCCACCCTCCGGAGGGGCATGGACGGGAACTAATCAATTCTCAATCTCTGATTTATCGAATGCCTTGCAGTCGAGGAGAAATGAAGTTCTACAGATTTCTGCGTGTAATGATGTTCTCCTTCAGAACCTTCCATTGACCCCGAACACGCGCAGGACATTTCTTCCAGATACTACACTAGACTGTATCCGTGTGCGCTACCTTGCTTTGGATACTTCTCCTGCGGCGACAGGAGTAAGCGGAGCAAGTTCAATCACAGTCTCCTCCTCGACCAACATCGCGGCAGGACAATTAGTATCTGGAACTGGAATAGCGTTGTGGTCTACAGTGACGAGCATAAATGGGATGGCAGTTAATCTTTCCTTGCCGAATACGGGAACGGTATCAGGAGTAATCAATTTCTATACTCCTAACGACCTATACCGAGACGATACGGTAGCTTTGGAGTGGTACGAGTCTCCACTTTACCAGTTGCCGTCAGGAACGCCTCAGACGTTTCAATTATCCTCAGAACCGCCGCTGTCATTTGATGTGGACATTACGCCTAACCAGCCGGGAGTATATGAGGCTCTTGTTTCTCAATCAGGAACACCGTTTGCTCCTCCTGCCTCGACCTTGTTAGGAATTCCCGATGACTGGGCTTTTGTGCTTGAGTACGGCGCGTTGGCTGACTTACTGGGGCGCGAGAGCGAGGCCACTGACCGAGAACGCGCTGCGTACTGCCTTAAGCGGTATCAGGATTATCTAACCGTTATCACTAAGACTCCGTGGATTATGCTTGGAAGTGTAAACGGAGTTGCGTGCAGCGTGGATGCACTTGAGGATACAGATCAGTATTCCGTGGGATGGGACTTGGACCCATCGAATTTTGGTCCAGTTATCGTTACAGCAGGAGTTGATACGTTCGCAAGTCCGGTTGGCTCATCTATCGGTATTACCTGTCTCGGCAATGCCCCCTTGCTTGATTCCAGCGGCACGTACTTGCAAGTATCCCGTGACCAATGGGATACAGTGCTCGATCTCGCGCAGAGTCTCGCTTCCTTTAAGCTCGGAGGCGCAGAGTGGAAAGCCGCTCTAGAACTTGAAGCGAGGGCTATCAAATTCGCGGCGGCGGAAAACTCTAGACTAAAATCTCTTGGCGCGTTTACTGACGTTATTTTGCAGCGCGGCGGTGCTCAAGATCGTGTACAGGAAAGATACAGCAGTAAATCGAATAGAGGTGCGGGAAATGCCGGATAACAACGCACCCCATATGGTCTTCGAAAACAGTGGTGGTATGAACACTGTAATGCCCCCCGATGCTCTCCAGCCTGGGTCTTACCCGTACCTACAAAATACGCGAAAATTGCTTGGTGGAAGGATGGTTGCTCGTCCTCCGCTGGGAAGCAATTTGATTCCTTCCGCGTTGCCGTCAGGGGTAACGTCTCTGACGCGGATGAACGATCCATACGCTCCTTCTCCGCACTATGTAAGGGTCATCGGCGCGGCAGGAGTGATGTATGTTGAATCGACTAGCGTAGCTACGGGACTAAGTACAAACCCATTATCATTCCTTCCTTACCGCCCATCTGAAAGCCCTCGTCCGTGGTGCTATGTTGCTGATCCATCTCTAGCGGTGACAATACCATCGGGCGGCATTAGTCCTGGGTATGCCGCTTACGGAACTGTATGCGGGATGCTCAAAGTTCGCTCCGATGGTACGGTTTACAAGACGGGCATCAAAGAGCCGCAGGTAGCTCCTGTAATCGTTGCGGCTACAGTACAAGGGGTAACAGACGTATCTATTGTGACACCGGGCAGTGGACAGACAGATGGAACTTACCCGATTAATGGGGTGGGCGGTGGAGGAACCCTTGCGCAAGTCACAATAACCATTTCAGGGGGCCAGATAACCACGGCATCGGTGACGAACGCAGGATCAGGATACACGTCAGTTCCGTCCTTCCCGGTTACGTTCGGAGGAACACCGGGAACCCTACTGGCAACAATTGGTGCTGTCGGCCCAAATTGGGTGACATACCGCAACACCTACCGCTCATCCACGACTGGGGCGGTGTCGAATCCGTCTCCTGAATCTCCCCCGCAGATTGTTCCACAGACCAGCGTTTCAGAATCAGAATCTATTCCGTCCAGTAATATTACATTCAACGCATCGCAGTATCAGGTGAACGGGACTGAGTTGAGGACACAGGGAAGTGTCGGGGCTGGTGTGGTTACAGACTATGTAATTGCCCACAACCTTGGATTCAGTATCCCTACTGGAGTAAACATAGACGGTGTCCTAGCGGCGATGACGTGGATTGGGCAGTATGCGGGAACGGGAATCATAACATCGGTCGCTCTCTTCTATCAGGGGCAGATCATTGGCGAAGTAAAATCTCCGGGGATTGCCAATTCTCAATCGTTCTCAACAGCCACACAGGGGGGAGACAGCGACAGTTGGGGAACGGTACTCACTCCAGAAATAGTGAATGATACAACTTTTGGGATCGGGTTTCAGATTACTACGCAGTCATCTGGGGGGAGTGATCGTAGCTTCCTAACGACCTTTACGGCCACCGTCTACTACACGACTATTTCAGCGTCGGTGACAGCCACACCATCACTCGATCCACAAGTAGACACTATAGACTACTACCGAATGACTCCATCGCTGGAAAACTTCACCTATGCTGGCTCGACACCTAACGCACAGGGCGTAACCGGCGTCACTATAGTTACTCCGGGCAGCGGGCAGACGCCGGGAACATACAATATTAACGGAGTTGGTGGGGGCGGGATTGGAGCTATTGTCCAGATTGTTATTTCCTCTGGTGGAATAATAACTACGGCATCGGTTACGAATGCAGGTTCTGGATACACGTCAACGCCTACCTTCCCGGTTACGTTCGGAGGAACGCCGGGAACCCTACTGGCAACAATTGGCGGATTTGCTGACACCCAGAGCGACCTTGCCATTGCAGGAAATCCTATTCTCAGTTTTGAGAATTATGAGCCTTTCCCTTCCATCGACCTACCGCGCTCAGGAATATGCGCCGTAACGGCAACTTTGGTCCCCGGAACTCTCAATGTGACGACTATAACCGGCGACAGTTTCAACGTGCGCTGGCTCCCTGGCAACCTCATCAACATCGCGGGAATCGTCTATACGCTCTACAACCGGCCCGGTTCAACAACTCAGCTTTGTGCGGTAACTACCACTACCAGCGACACCGGATTCGTAACCTACGGGTTCCCCCCAGCAGGAACTAATCTTGCTTGGAATATCACGGTGCCGACTCTGGCAGCGGAACCTAGTCCTGTAATATGGGGGCCAACACCTGACAATGCGGGTAGCTTCTACTTTGGTCTTGATCCAAATAATCAGGGAGATTTGCTGTGGTCGATGGGGAATAATTTCGACTCCGCACCGGACACCAATAGATTATATGTTACCAGCCCGAACGAACCTTTGATGAACGGGACGGTAACTTCTGAACTTTCTACTGTGTTCTCTACAGATAGATTCTGGTTAATCTACCCGAACTTTGCCGATGCAGTGGCAACGGTTACCGGGACTTTGGGAAGCCAGTGGACGCTCGTGCAATCGGCATCTACACGTGGGCTGTACATGCGCTATGCCATTGCTGCTCTGGGGTCGATGATTGGATGGAGGGCCAAAGACGGTATCTACGTTTCGCAAGGTGGCGGGCCGGAACAGGACATTAGCGGGGCTATCTATAACTTATTCCCGCACTCAGGGCAGGTTCCTGCTCCAGTTGTTATTGGAGGAAACGCTGTATATCCTCCCGACGACACGAAACCAAACGCGCAAACAATTACGATGGTTCCGGGTTACCTATTCTACAACTATCAGGACACAACCTCAACTCCGCGCACTCTGGTTTACGACATGGAGGCGAAGGGATGGAGTGTGGATGTATATAATCCTACTGTGAACTACCACGCGTGGGCGGCTGGAGACGTATACCAAATCCTCACAGGATGCTCAGACGGTACAGTTCGCCAGTTTGACTCTACAGGAACAGAAACATCTACTGCGGTAATAGCTACGCCATGCATAAATTCAGGGGACGTGAGAGCGCAAAAGAGGCTGGGAGATGTGTACATTAAAGCACTTATTACCGCTTCCAATCCTGTTGCTCTAGCCCTTTATGCGAACCGATATGCTTTGGCTATGAGCGGATATTCTCCTACGTCTCTTACCGGAACAGGAGTTCTTTCACCGTATGTGATCGACTTCACTGCTGGAATTGGTAATGATCTTTTAGATGTAGCGGCGCAATTAAGTTGGCCGGTAGGAAGCGGAGACGTGCTTGATAGCTGGGAGCCGCACTGGACTTCACTTCTCCCTGACTCTATCAATGATCGTCCTACAGAGTGGAATAATGGAGGGTTCCCAGGAAACAAACTGATACGCGGATTTGTTCTGGAGCTAGACACATTCAATGCTCCTAAGACATTCAATGTAGAGCGTAGCGACGATAACACACTAAGGACTCCAGATCAAATTCCGGTAACTGTAAACGGGCAGACTCTAACTCCATTTACTTTTGTTACTCCGTTTACGGCTCATGATCTAAGGTTGATTTCTACGGACGGCGTGGCGTGGAGACGTGCTCCGGATGCCGAATGGGGGATGAATTGGATATTCGACCAGTGGCCAGAGTATGCCCCCCTGCGTAG